CCTATGCACAATGTTAAATTGTGCATAGTGGAAGACGCCAGTATCATTTTTTATCCCCTTTACGGGGATCTGGCATTGCCGGGTGCGGTGGCTGTTGAAGCTACCGTGCCCGGCTCTCTGTGGAGCGCTCCCTTGAGTGTTCCTTGTTTCCATCTTCGGATGAAGTGGGCATTGTGTTTGCTCATGGTGTGACGCGTGTTTTTAGTTTCTCTTTTGTGAGTGTGTCTAACCCCTCTCTCTCCATTTCCTCTTTGTTGCGGTTCGTCCGCTCGTTTGGTCTGTTAAGACTACTTTTGGAAATTTCAAAATGGGATTCTTTATTAGCACTAGACAAAGTGCTTGCGCTTGTTTGGTGCGCTGTCTCTCTGATGCAAGCGGCTGGAAGTTACATTTCTTTTAAATAAGAATAAATAATTGCAGTGTAAAAACTGCTCGATTGGTCTTTAAGACTACTTTTAAACTTCCCCATGGTGTCGTTCTCAAAACGAAACAACAATGGCAAAAGCCGAAAGCAACATTACGGGGGTAAACCCTCCGGTGAAGGATATGCGAACGCGCGGGATCGCGCCCGTGACAAGGCCAAGACAACAGCGGCCAATATCAAGCGGGACTCGCACTTCCAGGTTCTCGACGCCACTTTCGAGTATGAACTCGAACGACAAGGTTTCGAATTGACCATGGACATAGGTGCTATTCCTGCCCACATCAAATCTAATTTCATTCAGGACAGTGACTATGATGTCACATATATACGTCCTCGCACCGTACAAACCGGTGCTGCATTACCCGCCAACAAGTTTGCTCATACGCGCGAGAATGGTCGCACTGATGTCAGTGCTGACTACTTGCGTAAACCCACTGATAGGAGTTGGGCAGACCATAAAGAAGTTGTGCGGACGTTGCAGAAACGTTCGAAGTTCAAGAAAGAAAAATCTCGCGTTGACAAACGTGCCAGTACTATGGCACTCCGCGAAGAACTCGACGTTTATTTGAAAGAACAACTTGGAATCGCGATTACTGTGATACATTTCAACAACATGACTCAACGTAAGAGGGCTCAAGGCCTTCGGACATTGGGCCAGCAATTGGCATACCAGCCAAAGCAGTGTTATGTTGTCCCTGATGCCAAAGCGGGTCAGTGGGCTATTGTGTTCGCGTACAAGGTAGTGTGGATCCCCTTTGGTCCTACTATTGATTCTGTTCAATACCTGCGTGATAATTGGAGAACGTTGTTTGCTGGGGAATGCCAGGATGCTGAGGCCGAGCGACTCGCACATGCGATGTCTAGCTTGGATATTTCTTGTGATTCCCCCGTTGCTGAAGGTGTGTGCCAAAGTCTCGATTTGGTTGTCAATAGTGCCGCGCTTGGGTTGCGTACCCATTCCCCCGCGTACTTTGTGGCCGGTTTGTTAGGTCTGGCCGACACCGGAGACATTGAACCCGCCTCATGGGCAGCTATGATGGGCCACTTGGCCTCGTATGCCGTGGAGTGGAAGAATTTGCAGCTCAACGTGAAGGAAGATAGACGCGTGGAGTATGTGATGTTCCGCCTTATGTCGGCTTTGGCTGCTGAGGAGAATCTCTCGGTGACGGCGGTCGATTTTCTCAAGAAATTGGCCAATTTGGATTGCGTGCAGTCTGTGTTGAAGGCCCTGAGCACGTGCAAGTTTACAGGCACGGAGCTGGACGATATCGATGATGCTGCAACCCAGGCATTTTCGTTGTCTCAAATCATGGACGCTGTGCGACCGGTTTTGGGATCGGGAGTGCTGGGCCATGGTACGATCACAGCTGCTATGTTGGCCGTGTGCAGTGCCGCCTATACGCTTATTATGTGCAAGGACGATTGGTCCACGTTGAGCGTTGTGAAGGAGTACGCGTTTGATTTTGTCGGCGTTCCGTCGATTAGGGATGCGCGTGATGCTGCCTCGGCGTTCAAAAGATTTGGACCTTCAGTGTTTGGTGCGCTACAGGAAATGTATGCCACTAGGAGTCTGCGTGTTTTGCTGCCGGACACCTCCGACACTCTCCATGTGCGCCTTTCTAAGCTTATGTCTGCTCATGCGGACTTCCTCAATGGTAGTTTTCCGACCACTTTCTTTGTATCGCGGCTCGAGTACCAAAACGAGGCGTTCGATCTCTATGCTGCCATGACGCGGAAAATGAACAACACTTACAACCCCCCTCCAGCTCTTTCAGGACTCTATACAAAGTTGTGTGGTATCCACAATGATTGTTTGGAAGCGGCGCGTGGTGAGTGGCGTATTGCACCTTACAGTGTTGTCGTGTATGGGCCAAGTTGTATTGGTAAGACGACCATATCTTCTCATCTTGTGCGTAAGATGTATTACACGCGCTACAAGAAGTTCATGCCACCTGAGACGGTCTACACCGTGCAAGCTACTGACCAGTATGCTTCCGGTTATGACATGTCTAAGAAAGTCGTGATCATGGACGATGTGGCCAACCCTAAGGCTGGTCCTGGTTTCACGATTCCCAACCCTACCGGTGGAATTATTGATATCATCAACAATACTAGGACTCCGACTAACCAAGCCGGGCTTGAAGGTAAAGGCAAGGTGTTTTGGGCTCCCGATTTCGTGATGATGTCTACCAACGTCCATGATTTAGGTGCAGCCTGCAGCTCCCACTGTCCAATTTCCATATTGCGACGCCCAGCTGTCTTCCTTAAACCTACGGTTAAGCCGCAGTACACAGGAGATGGCCGCGTGGCCATCAATGGCGATTTGGTGCCTAAGGACGCGAATGGTGATTTTGAGTTCCTTCCTGATTGTTGGACCTTCCACATGTACAAGTTTGTGCCCGTTGAGGAGGACCACGGCTACATGAAAGTCACCATCATGGCTGATGCTGACATTTGCGATGTTGCCGAATATCTTGATATGGACTCAACCGCGCATTTCAAAAGACAGGAAACCTTGGCGCGCAGTAATACTGTGAGGAAGGGCCCCGAATTGTCGATTGCGGAATTGCGTGGTCGCCATAGAGACGTGGGTCCTATGCCTGAGGGGGGGAGACCCCTTGAGGACATACCTATCGTTCCGGACGACGCGGCTGCTGTGCGAGTTTCTCGCGCTCATGACGAAGAGTTGGAGTGTGCCGACGATGTCCTAGTGTTTGGCCCTGATGATGATGCGGTTGCTGAGCGCGCTCCGCGTGCTCGCGAAGGTGAATTGGAATGTGCTGAAAGCATCCTAGTGTTCGGCCCTGATGAAGGTGACGAAGGAGGGATCGTTGAGGCAAAGGCTGTTGCGCAGACACTCAATACGCGGCTTGTAGATCTTGAGGGGAGGCTGATAGTCTTCCACAAAAAGTTCTCGCCGTGTGTGCAACTCTTTCGCACTGAGCCAATGTCGTGGCGGTTTTTTGGTTTCCCGTGCACCGCTGCAGGGCAAAGTTTGGTTCCAGAAGAGGAGCACTATGAAGAACCGATGGAAACCACTACCGTTTCGGCCGTGCAACAACTCGCACTCATTAATGCGGTGGATACTGACACGGGTGTGCCGCACCAGCGACATGTAGTAGTGAGTAATTTTACCTACTACAAATACGTGTTAGTCGTTGCTCCGTTCTTGAGTGCTAAGGAGTGGCTGGAAACGGCTTACTCGAATGCACACTTTCGCACCACTTGTAAGCGAGTTGTGTATGGGTGGGTTGCTGATCTACCTGAGTATCAGATCGCATTGCTGGTGCCCATTTTGGCGTTTGCTATGTATCTTGCTCCAGTGGTGTCGCTATGTGTTATAGCATCGTGTGTGGTTGTGGGTGTGAGTGTTGCTTTGCGCCGCACGTACCGAAGAGCCACGCACTTGGTTGACTATATGCCCATGGTGGCAGCAGTTTCGTCTATACTTGGTTTTGCCGCCATGTTTGGATTGTACTCTGCGGTTAAAGCGCCCAAGACGATCACTGTTAAGACGCAGTTCGACAAGATGACGAGTGCCACCCCTGTTATGTCGGGTGATGCTCAGGGTTTGGTGGAGATGGCCATGGGTTCCAAAGGCCACACTGACACCATGCCAGTTCAAACTTCTCGTGCGTCCACGACGACCCGTTGTGAGGACCTTATGACCAAGGTGGCTAGTAAGATGTATTGGGTGACTTTGCGCTGCGATAGTGCGCTCATCCCCTTTGCCACTTTTTGGGCTTTCCCCGTTAAGACCGGTGTGCTGATTTGGAACACGCATTGTAGCCAGACGTTTGTGAACCACGCGAAAGCGATGCCGCGCTTCGGATGTACGATCGAGCTCATGCGCGCGGGTTCTGGTGCGAAGGGCGTTAGGTCTTCTCAGACCTTCCCCTTTTACCCCGACGCTCTTGTGTTGGGGCCGCAGGACGTGTGTGCGTTTTACTACCAAGGTCCCGTTGAGTTTGATTTCACCGATTACTTCCCCCTCAAATCCACTTTGGAGTTGATGAATAATGCGGCGTTGCCTGTCAACCAGACTGGCTCATTTTTGTGGCGCTTCGACAATCCCACGAACTTTGAGTCTCCCCTGAGCTTGTGTAAGTCGTATGGCATAGATCGACCTCGTTTGCAAAATTCTTCCTTACAAGGAAAGGATTTTAACTTGCCGATAGGCGTGTTTGTTGCTTCGAGATTGACCATTTCCACACGCTCTGGTGATTGTGGCTCGCCGTTTATCGTTGACCCTGCGAATGGAGGCTGCTTTATAGGTGGCATCTTGTCTGGGGCGGTAGTGTCGCCGCGTAACCGTGCCGAAGAATACTCTGTGTTCACTATGGTGACGAGAGAATTGCTTGTGTTAATGGAGCAAACTTATGCTGGCTATACGCAGGCCCCTGCTTTGCCTCGATTGGTTGGCCAGGCTGCTACGTTGGACTTGGTTCCACGACAGCATCCGGAACTCCCCGTCGACGTGCCAGGGATGACTCTTGTCGGTACGCTGGTTGCGAATAGTGGAGTTTCGCGTGGCGCGAACACCGCATCGCAGAACACGTTTCGGTCACGATTGCGTTTGGGTGTCTTTGCCAACCTCCCTGCAGTGTTGCGCATTTGTGGTGAGATAGCGCACGAGACTGCGCGTTGTCCACGTGATATGAAACACTATGCGCGTCCGATAGAGCGCATGGCTCGTAACCCGTTGCCGGATAAGAGCGCTGTTATCAACGTCGCTAAGAACGACCTCATAGCACAGCGTTTGACCATCCCTGGGTGGGACAAGGTCAACTTCATGTCGCTGTTCGAAGCGGTCAACGGTTCGGGCGAGATTAAGGCTTACCCTATGAACACGCGAGCTGGGTTTGGTTATCCACTCCGTAAGAGTGAGTATTTCTACACTGTGTGCAGTGACCCGACGTGTGCGTGTGAGAAGTTTCACCCTGCCCCTACAGACTATGTGGCGCCTGGACGCACTAACTATTATCCGAAACCAGAGCTAGAGATGGCCATTTATGGCATGCTAGAATCTCTGGCGCGTTGTGAATCGGATTTGGCTGTGTTTCGGGCGAGCCTTAAGGATGAGGCTGTCCCTCTGGGCAAAGATAAGGTGCGAGCGTTCTTTGTCGGTTCCATGGCGTTCAACTTGGTTTTGCGGATGTTTTATACTCCGATCTTCAACCACGCTCAGAACGACATGCTCAAGTCTGAGTGTGCCGTGGGGATTGACATCATGTCTGATGATTGGGAGTCCTTGATGACTGGTCTGGAAGAGTATTCCTTGACCAAGCGGTTGGCTGGTGACTACTCTAACTATGACAACTCCATTCCAGAATCTCTGATTCAGGCTGCGTATGGAAGTGTTTATAGGGTGGTCTGTGAAGCGTGTCCGCTCTACAAGAACGGGGTGGTGTCCATTGGACCCAATGCTTACCCCGTTTTGAATGTGCTGCACGGTGTGTTGTTTAATATGTTGAACCCCATCTACATCTTTCTCGGCACAGTGTATCGTGCAAGTGGCACCAACCCCTCGGGGGTTGCTATCACGTCGTACATTAATTCGCTGATTAACAGTTTGGTTCATCGTGTGGCGTTCTATGAGAAGAACCCTGAATTGATGAGCTCTGCTGGGGTCGTGGATGAAAACGGGTTTTCCAACTTTGGGCGAAATGTCAGGTTGCTGACGTACGGCGATGACGTCGTTGGTGCTGTGGTGGAACATGTGGAAGGTGTGCAGCCCATAAATAACTTGGATGTGCAGTTGGCTGCGACGGGATTTGGTATGAAGTTTGGTCCTATAGACAAGACTTCGTTGGCGTTCCCGCCGTACTACACGGTGCATGATGCTTCTTTCTTGAAGTGTCGCTCCGTGTTCGTGCCCGAGTTGAATCGTCGCGTGGGGTGCATCGAGATGGCGTCCATACGCAAAGCTCTCACTTTTGAGCGCAATGCTACAATGGAGGCTCGACGCAACACTGCGGCTTCTGTGCTGCGGTTGTTCTTTCCGCATGCTGTCGAACGCGGTGACCCCGGTTACAAGCAATTCAACGACTTGCGTGCAGAAATGCTGGATGTTATCTATCCTTCGACGGTGACGAATAGTGATGCACTGCCCACTTACGAGTCCATTTTGGAGTCGTTGAAGGGTGGGAAGGGTGATGACGCAGATCTCATGGCGCAAGAGTTGGCGTGGGATGGTGTGTGTTACACCCTGAGTGGTGAATGGGACGTGTTGTCCCCCCCAGTGGCTGCCGTGCCACTAGCCTCGCGCACACCAAGCGCGGGACTGTTTTCGGGGTTTGGAAAGGGGTTTTTGAATAAGAAGAAATCACCCACTGCAGTTACGCAGGGGTTGGAGAAACAATTGCCGTATGGCGCGTTTGGGTTTCAACCTACTCTTAAATTTTCAATGTCGACTATTCCTGAAGCAACCGATATTACCACTGAGACTGAATTTGTCCAGACACGTGTCTTAAATGACATTATGGAGCAAGTTCCCGCTGAGATAATTGGCAAGGAGAGCACCGGTGCCCTGCCAATCGTAGAGGACACGAGCGCGATCGCTCGTTTCCTGGAAAGACCAGTGAGATTGCGGACGCACACGTGGGGGGTGGGGCAGTCGATGTGGTTCGAGGTGAACCCTTGGTCCATACTGTCTGTGCCATCCGTGGTGTCGAAGTTGAACAATTACAGCCGCCTTCGGGCCGATGTGAGAATTCGCGTCAATGTGAGTGCTACACCGTTTCATTATGGTAAACTCCTTGTTGCGTATCGACCTCATCCAGGCTGTTTGTCGACAGATGATCCGATGTATAACAGCGCGATTAGTTTGGCCTGTTCGGATCCCATCACCAACCACGCCGCAGTCGTGTCGCAACTGCCTGGCGTGCAGATCAACCCGTGTTACACCGATACGGTGGAGCTGATTTGCCCGTATATGCATTACAAGCCCGGCATTAGCATTCCTGACGACCCACCTTTTGGGAGGATAGGCACGCTTATGCTGCGGTCGGTGGCACCTTTGCGGCATGCCAATAGTGGCACGGACAGCGTCACAGTGGAGATTTTGGCCTCATTGGAGAATGTGACCATCGATGTTCCAACTGCTGTGACCCAAGGTTTCACTATGGAGAGTGCCGCGCGTGTTGCGAAGAATGTGTTGAAGAAAGGTGCGTATGCCACGCGTTTGGCTGCCGAGTGGGCGCCAACAGTGTCGAACTACTTTGCGATGTTGGGTTTTTCCCGACCCCTCGCTCTCGACACTGTATCGTCCGTGCGCAACATACCTTTCAACGTGGCCAACTACGATGTGGCCGACACTTGTGATAGACTGGCGTTGTCTGCCAACTCTGAGATGGTCATTGACGGTGACGCTCTTGGGTGTGCAGGAGAAGACCAGTTAGTTGTGTCTACCATAGCATCGCGCCCGTGCATCATCGGAGTGACGTCTTGGGAACCATCGGACATCCAGTTCACTTTTCTGTACGGGTGTTTGGTCACCCCGCAGAATCAGTTGACTGGCGTGTACTCACAGGCTGGCCACGCAACTGTGCTGTACGGTTTGCAAACACCGTGTAGTTTTGTTGCCAGTATGATGACGCATTGGAAGTGCGACATGGTGTACCGCTTTGAAGTAGTGGCGTCCCCCTACCATAAGGGCAGGCTACGCATTTGGTATGAGCCCAACTTGACCAATGTGACGGAGGCTGAGGTGCCGTACAACCTGTTGAATTCTACCATAATCAACTTGGCTGAGAACCCCATTGCTGAAGTCAGAGTCCCGTGGAATAACATCCGGGATGTGGCCCAGACTCGTTCGCCTTTCGAGCACACGCATTCGCAAGGTTTGGTCGGATTTAATTCGGCTGTGTTGGCCGGATCGCCGCTGACGTGCAACGGCCAGGTTGTGTGTGAAGTCCTGAGTCCTCTGACTGGGCCTACTAATGACTCTGTTGTCACTTTGTTGGTCACGTCTTGGGCCGAGAACTTCGTGGGTTATGGGCCACGGTTGCCTGCTGCTTCTGCGACAGGCGAGGGCATTGTGGTGGATGGCATTGCTGTGCCGTACACGCCACAAGGGTTCGATAACTCGGGAGGTGACGCCATAGGCTCGCTTCGGCAATTGTTTAAGAGGTACGTGCGAACGTATGTCAAGGAGGTGCGTCAAGGTACAAACCTTGCGGATTTCCAAGGCGTCACCGAGACGTATCTCCCGATGTATTTGCCTCTGCCTGGCGAAGCCCTTGAGAGTGGCTCTCTCTACCGCGATGGTGCTGGCTACAATAGGAATTGGACTAACGCGACTTTTGTGTCGCTGGCGTCTTCCTGTTTTTGTTTGGCTAGCGGTTCCGTTCGGTGGAAGGTGGGTTACTCCATGTTTGATGGCACTCCACGCTGCGCTATACACCCGTATATTGCTAGGGCCACTGTGCCCATCAATGGTGTGTCGAGCGTGCTCGTGGACGCGCGTTTGCGTCAGAGACCCCTTGGTTTGTGTACCACAACTGGCACCGATCCAGAGAAGGAGACGGCGCTGGTGTCCGCGCGAGGGCGTTTGTTGCGTGGTCTGGATGAAGGGGCCCAACTTGGTAATGATACGAGGAGTTCTACGGATGTGTTTGATGTAGAGTTCCCTTTCGTGTCCACCTACCGGGCTTTTAATCCTCGACTGCCTTTCAACTCGAGTGACGATGGTCGGGACCATATGAATGTGGTGATTGGTTTGCCTCTTGCGAACCAGTCCACCAATTCGTTTGGGTTGTTGGACATCCTCACTGCTGCCGGTGAAGACTACAATGTCCATGGGTTCGTTCACGCCCCCATGTACTTGTCAGAAATCCCGTATGCGTTGTAGCAGTCGTTTGTTTGTTTGTTTTGTTTGTTCTCATGTTTGTCATGCACGGGGCTCACGGTGTGAGTCCTGAATCTTCATTTCGTGGCATCGCC